GTGTAACGACTCATCCTTAATGCTATAGCTTACAATCTGCCCCATGCCTTTCATCTTACCAAAGCGAGGGAAGTTTAATAGTATAACAAAGCTAGAGAACAGCTGTAGCCCTTCTGTAAAGGCGCTATATACTGCAAGATTCTTAGCAATAGAACCTTTATCTTTTGTAGAGATCTTAAGATCATTAATGTAATGGTGCTTGTCTGCCATCTCTTCGTACTCAGCAAAAGCTTTATACTCTTTCTCAGGCATCCCTACTGTATCAAGCAGTAAACTGTATGCATGTTGATGGATTGATTCCATGTTCGCAAAAGAACCCATCATCATACGAGCCTCAGGCTTTTTAAAGATCCTCATGTAACGATCTATATAGCCACAGCCTACATCTACATCTGATTGAGTAAACAATCTAAAGATTTGAACCAACAGATTCTTTTCTGTTTCGGTCATGTCCTGCCAATCTTTAACATCATTGTGCAAAGGAACATCCTCAGGAAACCAATGCATCTGATTCTGCTGCACATAGTAATCAAACATCCAAGGATGGTCGAATGGTTTGTAGTAATCTCTTGTTCCTAATAAGCTCAAGCTGTGTCCCCTTCTTTTATAAATATACCTAGCTCATTTATGTAACCTTTACGGTCTTTAATATCATCATAAGCCTGAGCTAAGCACTGTTCTAGTGTGGTATTATGCATCAATGCTAGTGTATTTAATACTACTAAGCAATCCCCTATGTCATCTTTCACACAGCGGCCTTTTACTACGTTGTCAGCAAGCTCCCCGATCTCTGATACTAGCTTGGCAAACTGAACAACAGGGGTAGAGTTACTTATTATCTTTCTTTCCCTGCTCCACTGGCTTACTAGATTTAGCAGCTGTTCCATCTTTTTTACCCTTGTTAAATATTAAGTCCCAGTTAGCCTCGAACTTTTCTTTATCTGTTAGCAGCGGCCTACGTCCACTCCCTTTACCATTCATTGTTCTTTTTCCTCATGGCATTTCTTATCATGTTTACACCACTCGCAGTAAGTTACTGGGCCTGTAGTTATAGGTTTGTACTGGTCACATATTGTTGGGGCTTCACGATCTCCCCATGTAGATGTGCATTGACACTTATCCTTCACAGCTCAAACACTCCCCCAAGTCTATTCTTGGTATCTTAACATTAACATTCTCTACTGAGCGAGCAGCATCCGAACGTAAATAATACATAGACTTTAGTTCGTTAGCACCTGCCCAGTGTACATCATGGACATACTGCAAGTAAGCATCATGAGTTTCCTGAGGCTCTGTAGCCTTGGGAGGGACAAAGAAAAGATTAACACTCTGACTTTGACAGATGTAATCCTGACGATGCCTTGCGTGTTCAATAATCCAGATCTGATTTAACTCAGGTGCAGTTTTAAATACTTCTTTCTGCTCGTCAGTTAAGATAGTTAAATGCTGAACTGACCCCGCCTCAGATGCTATATCTTTCCAGATCTTTTCCCGCTTCTTTTCGTTAGGCTCAATCTCAAAAAGAAGGTCATCTAGGTATTTGTTTTTTACTTTAAAGCTACCAGTAAGAGTCTTATGAGTGAACACGTTAGCCCTTACAGGCTCTATAGAGGGGCTAGTACCTCCACATATAATAGAACTAGAAGCATTAGGAGCAACAGCTAACAGGTGTGAATTACGCATACCTGTACCTACCATGTCAGGAGCTTCTCCACGCTCAGCAGCTAACTCTTGTGATGCTTCAACACTTTGACTCTTAATATAGGAAAAGGCACGGTGATTAAAGGAAGTAGCATACATTCCCTCAAAAGGAATTCCATGACTCTGTAAGTAACTATGAAAGCCCATAGCCCCTAACCCAATAGCGCGTTCTCTATAAGCAGAGTAAGCTGCTTTAGTAAAACCTTTATGCTCTTCTTTAACATGCTTTTTAAAACGATCAAAGCTTAGGTTGTAAACACCTAAAGATTCTAGGTCTACTGCGTACCCTATAAAATGTTCTAGTACATTATCTAGCATTCGAGTTAAGTCTTTAATAAATGTTTCTTCTTTGCTCCAATCATCAAAGTATTCTAGATTAACACTAGACAAGCAGCACACTGCTGTCCGCTCTTCGTTTGTAGGCAGCGTTATTTCTGAGCAAAGATTACTTTGGTTGATAGTCAAGCCAATATCTTTTTGAGCTTGGGGCATCTTATCATTACAGTTATCTATATTAACTATGTAAGGCTCGCCTGTTTCTGCTCTAGTAGTTATCAAAGACCACCAAAGATCCCTAGCTTGAACAGTCTTTACAGCTGTCTTACTCTTAGGGTCTATTAGTCTCCACTCCTCATCATTCTTTACAGCTTCGAGAAACTTATTATTTATATTAACGCCATTGTGTAGGTTCAAACACTTGCGATTCAGATCACCTCCTGTGGTCTTACGCATAGCAATGAACTCATCAATCTCAGGATGACCTATATCTAGGTAAGCGGCATAGCTACCGCGCCTAGTAATACCCTGATTGAAAGCTAGCATCTGGCTGTCAACGACATGCATAAAGGGGATTGAGCCAGTAGACTTACTACCGTTAGCAGTATCCACACCGTTGCTACGCACACCGCCCCAATATCCACCAATGCCTCCACCTCCACTAGCGAGCCATATGTTCTCATCATAGTGAGAAGATAAACCAGACCTGCTATCAGGGACATAATTAAGAAAGCAGCTGATAGGTAAGCCCCTACTGGTTCCCCCGTTGCTAAGGATAGGAGTGCTAAACATGAACCAGAGAGAGCTAACATAATTGTAAAGTCGCTGTGCAAGAGCGAAATCAGTATCGCCACGGTATGTTGCACAATAGACACTAGCCCGTGCAAAAGATTCTTGAGCATATTCTTCTTCCTGCCAATGGTATCTGTCTTTAAGAGTCTCTTTAGCGAACGTATTTAAAAGAGCTTCCTTTTCATAATCAATTTTAATACCAAGATATTCTTGAATGCCTATCTTAGAACTCATAGTCTGTTCCCACAATGTAATCAATAAGTCGTTGTTCGTACCAGTTAGCTTTTCGTAAATCTTCTATACCATTCTTGTAACGGAATCTCCATCTGTATTTAAATGAATTACCGCGCAGATAACCTATAAATTCTTCAGGGCTAAGCATGGCTTCCATCGCCTCGATGCACTCAAGCTTACCTGAATTATAATGTGCAGGATTATTTACTGGATCTGGATTAATAATAGTTGTCATTCTACTTCCTTATTAATATCGTAGTACTCAATCTTAAAACTATCGCTGTTCCTAAACTTACGATCTATCCACTCATTAGGCAGAGAGTCTTCACTGTACCATCTAAAGCCATTAGCCGATGCCCATTCACCGTGGCTTCTTTTTGTACCATCCTTACGCCTCTTAGCCTGTGGCATAGGGGCAGCAGGGTTAGCAAATAAGAAAACTAATTCAGTGTTACTGTCTAATACTTTATTAATCCAAATGTACTTATTGTATTCAGAGTAATCCCAGAACCTACCTTTAGCTTCAAGTAAAATAGTTTTACCTTTTACTCTTCTAACAAAGTCAGGCTCATAAGTATGCGTAATTGTATAGCTTACAAGCTCTGCTTTGTGATGTTTCCAGTTCTTAAGCAGCCCAGAGTGTAGCTCGAACTCCCAGTTAGAATCGTAAGTAGAGGGTACATTTTTTTCTACAGGCCGCTTTACTCTTTTACGCCTTAACCCACTTCGTACTTTGCTTTTAGTTGTCAATGTATTATCCCTTCTTCGTTTCTGTTACTTAACTCATCGGTTAGTCTAGCAATTAATTCTTGTAGATACACCGTAGGTATTTCTTCTACAGGTGTTCCACTATCTAAATACTCTGCAAGAACTAAAACCATTCCAATTAGTTTAACAGATTCTTTAAGGTTATCTATTGATTCTTTGCTCAAGCTTATCTACTCCAAACTTCTTTACAGTACGGGTAAACCACCTATAAGAATGAGGCATAATAGTATACTGCCCCTCTGACATGATGTGAGTAGTCTTTGTAAGATAACTTTTAAAGTTTTTAATATTATAAACTTTAGCTTCTTCTTCGCTGACTAAAGTTTTAAGCCAAGCTAGTGCTACTTTGTCTGCTGCCCTGCGGTGTTTCTTAGCTACCCTTCCGTTCATAATACTTCCTCTACCTTAGGGATGCTTACTAGTTTTGTGAAGTAAGTCACACCTTTAGAATATTTAAAACCTCTTAGACCTTCACCATCATTAACATCTTTAAAACATTTAAACTTAAAGGCACAGTAGCTACAGTTTTTATGTATCCGCATGTTACCTTTTGTACCCTCAGCAACAGGCGCATAACATAACTCTTCAGGAGGCGTAGCTCTCTTTAAAACTTTATCAATGTTTTTAATTTTTATCCCTGCATTAGGCTTATCTAAATCCTCAGGTCGGTGTAGACATAACTCCCCTGTTTCTTTATTGATAACTAAGAAGCCTCCTTCTTCTGTCCCTTCTGCCTCCTCGTAGCCTGCTAATTGAGCTAAGTAACCGAAGGGGTCATCCTCTGCTAGAGAGCCATATTTAAACTTTCTAAAAGCAAAGGAAGACGCAGTCTTAACATCAACTACCTCACCATTTATCTTACAATCCATGTGGCCTTTAATACCATTAAGCTCAATCTCTTTCTGCTCATCAGTAACAGTATGCCCTGCCGCACGGACAAGCATCAGTAATACTTCTTCAAGAAGATGACCATAGAGAAACTTAATCATAGTAGGGGGGTTAACTACGTTCTTAACTTCGCTCTTAGATTCATACCATAACTGTCGGAGAGGACGGCCTACATTAGACATCCTTACATTAAAATTACTATCACGTTTAGACGGCCTAGCCCATGAAACAATAACTTGCTTCATAGATTCAGCAAAAGCATCTAGCTCTTCATCACTTATATTTAAACTTTCACCTTGACATAAAGGTTCTATAGAAGAGTAGATGTCTTCTATTAATGTATCAAGTTGTTTCATTAGGAATCTCCTGCCTTAGTTTATCACGAGCCACGGCTTCACGAATGTATCTTTTAGCTTTGTCTTTATCCATCTTAAACCATTCGTATTTACGCTCATGCTTTTCTTTTAAACGAGAGTGTACTTCCATCTCTACCTGTAATCTATTTTTACTTTTAATTTTATACTCAAGTTTGTAATCACGCAGAGGGCTAGAAGTTTGAAACTGCTTTAGCCTATCAAGAGCATCCATAGCACTGCCAATTTTATACCACCCTTTCCAAGCTTTATTAGATATAATATAAATATGGCCTTCATTTTTAGCAGGAAGCCCCTCTGCCATCTTAGCAAAGGCTACATCAGCAGTAGTTTTATAACGTCCTTCTTGATGATAAGGCACACTCTTGCTGATATATTTAGAACCAATAAACATTCTGGTTTTGTTTTTCTTTTGGTGCGCTGTGAGTCTACGTCTTCCGTCTGCTTGTCCATAGTACCACCACTCACCGTCCTCGAACTTATAGTTAGTGTGTTTCACTCCAGTTATCTCCTATTGAATACTCACCATCTAAAGGGCAGCGCATCTCAAAGTGTAACCCTGCGGCTATTATAGCCTCAACACCAAGCTTACCCACCGTATCAGCATGTTCCTCTGGAACTTCTACTTGCCATTCGTCATGAATGTTACCTACTATCTTAGCATTGTAAGGCTTAATGCTCTCACTAAATATAACTAAGGCTTGCTTCATAGCAATAGCACCTGCCCCCTGTAACAAAGCGTTAAGTGCAGAGTGAGCAGACCTAATAATAATCTTACGACCATCTAAACCTTTGATATAGCCCTTTGCTGCCGCTCTTTCAACGCGCTTGATAAGTGATTTAAATGTCGGGAGATTGTTAAGGAAAGTATCTCTAAGTCTACGGCCCTCTTTGTTGCTTCCTCCAACCACACTTCCAAGTTTGCCGTCTCCCGCTCCGTATATAAGTGCATAAATGAATGTCTTTGCCTGATTTCTAGATTCAAGTCCTGCATTTTTTTGATTACTTGTGTGTATGTCTCCGTGGAGAATTTCATTTGTAAAGTCCTCATCTTCTAAATAGTGAGCAAGCATTCGTAGCTCAAGACCACTAGCATCAATGCCAACTAGTTTATGTTTAGCAGGTACAATCCAACAAGCTCTACACTCTTTGCCATAAGGGGCGTTAGAGCTAGGTATCTGTGCCATGTTGGGGTTGCGATGGGTCATCCTACCAGTAATAGTTCCGTTATGATTAACATAACCATGAACCCTACCGTCTTCTGCTAGCTCTTTGAACCAACTGTTTATCTGAGATACACGCTTCTGCAACATAAGATACTCTGCAATTAGAAGCGCAGCGGGGATACCCTTAATCTTTTTAAGAGTAGGCTCATCAATAATAGGCTGACCTGTAGGTGTAAAGTCTTTAGGCTTCCACCCAAACTCTTGAAGGTACTCACCTATCTGTTTACGAGAGCCTAAGTTAAAGTCTATAACTTTAACTAAAGTAATATAACCACTGGACAGCATGCGCTTACGCTCATCCTCAGTTAGTCTTACTTGCTTACCTTCCATTGTCTCACCAAGCTTACCATAAGCACCGCTTTTAGTTCGCTTCGGATATACTTTAGTCTCTATTCGTTTAGGTCTAAACACCTTATGTACTTCTGTAACTATAGCCTCGACCTTCTCGTTAAGCTCAGCCAGTAACAGCATACCTGCTCGCTGATCAAATAAGAATCCTGTCTCCTCCTGATCTCTTAGAAGTTTAGATACCTTATGCTCTAAGTTAATAGAGTCAATAGAGAAGCCACGGGATTCCTTGCGGAGAGCTTCGTATACTTTATAGTTAAGTAGCACATCATTCTTACAGTACTCAAGCATCTCAGGAGTGTAAGAATCAAACTCATCGAACTCAGTCTTAGGAAAGTTAAGACGGTAGCCCCAACTCTTAAGGCTATGATTCTCTGCACGAGTAGGGTTAAACAGCCTAGATAATATTAACGTATCTATTATTCTTTTTTCGCTTAAGTCTACACCTGCTAACTTCTTTACTACTGGTATGTCATAGTTACCTATATTGTGTCCGATAAGTTTGTCACAGTTAAGTAGCAGCCTGTAAGCCTCATCTAGCTCCGAAGGTGCAAATGTCTGTGTGATTCCTGTATCAACATCATAGGTTACAATACAGAATATTTCTGTAGGATCTAACCCATCTGTCTCTACATCGAATACTAAGTTTTTATTCATAGTACTTCTTCTCCTAGTTCGTCTTCAGGATCTATCTCTGATAGGCGACCAGTATCATTATGATATAATAAGTGAGCAGCCATACCTACATCACCTGTGTATCTAGATTTTAAAACTCTCATATGGGTAGTATTCGACTCAATGTCATCCTCTGCTTGTTGATTACGCTCTAAGGCAATAACACAATCAGATAGCTGAGCTATGCTTTGGGAACCTCGAAGGTGATTAAGACCTACACTGACACCATTCTCATGACCACTGTTCCCCTCGACTCTTCTGAGGTGAGAGACAAGTATCATACCTGCCCCTGTCTCTTCTACTATACATCTAAGTCTATGCATAATGCTATCTAAAGTACGCCGCTCATCTCCCTCCACTGAGGCTGCAACTAGCATATGTAAATGGTCAACGATAACCCACTTACAATCACAGCCTACAATCATGAAGCGTAGCTTAGAAAATATCTCTTCGATGTCAGTAGCACCAAAGTGAGCATGAACCCATACCCTATCGTTGTTAAACAACTTATCGTACATTTGTTTAATTAGAGTAGGATTAAACTCATCCCTCACTGAGTCAATAAAGAGTTTACTGTCAGCCTCGATGGACATGATCCCATCAAGAGTCCTCAGGTAATCTTCTTCAAGGGCTACAATACCTACATTGTCCTCAGTGTTATTAATAATCCAATGCTCAAGCTCTCTTGTGATACTGGATTTGCCAAGCCCTGTGCCGCCTGTAAGGGTAACAAGTTCTCCTCGACGTAAGCCCAGAAGTTTCTTGTTAAGTCCCTGCCAAGGGTAAGGGATAGATTCTTTGCGTTCTCTATTCTGATACTTATCATACAATTCCTTTGCGTTTAGAACACCGCTAGGTGTATAGGTCTTTGCATCCCACCATCTATTAACAAAGTCAACATGCCTTTTATTTTTAAGCATGTCATTAGCATCTTTAGTTTCCTCAGGGAATGAAAGAATCTTAGCCTTACCGGGAGATATAACTCTAGCAACTTTGATAGCTGCCTCACGCCCCGCCTTGTCATTATCAAAACAAATAATAATCTTTTCGTATT